TATGTTCCAGTAGGCGAAGATCGACCGAGGATTGCCATTGAAACGGCTGAGGCGTGGACAAGAGGTGAGGCGATGATTGACCAGGTGCGATCCGCCCTCTATGCCGCCGCCTATGCCGCCTATGCCGCCGCCGATGCCGCCTCTGCCGCCCATGCCCTCTATGCCGCCGAGGCCGCCGCCTATGCCGCCGATGCCGTCTATGCCGCCTATGCCGTCGATGCCGCCGTCTATGCCGCCCATGCCGCCGATGACGTCTATGCCGTCGATGCCGCCGTCTATGCCGCCCATGCCGCCGATGACGTCTATACTGCCGCCCATGCCGCCGCCCATAAGAACATGGCTGGTGTCGTGCGGAAGATCATCCCGTTCAGCGTTATCAAAAAGGCCATCGCCGACTATGAGGGGAAGGAATGATTGCCTTGACGATACCCGGCCAGTTGCCGTCCCTAAACAAAATGCTTCGGACGCACTGGGCCAAGCGTGCGAAACTCAAGAAAGACATGAGATGGATACTGATGTGCGCCTATGGCACGCCGCCTCCCGACGGCAACCGCAAACGGCTTTGCCATCTCGTTATTACCGTCTATCAGAAGACCCGACGATTTGATGAGGACAACCTGCACGGGGCATGTAAACCCGTGATTGATTGCCTGAAGGAAATGGGATTCATTTATCGGGACTCGCCGAAGTGGCTTGACCTGGATATACGGCAGGCGCTGGATCACAAGAAGCCTCGGATTGAGATCGAGATTGAAGAGTTGCCGTGATGTTTTATATCGCCCTGGTCTACCTTGCGGCCTTCACGGGCGGGATCGTATATGCACTTTTCGAGGATAGGAGGAGGGCATGATTTCTTTATTATTTCTATTGAGTGCCGATATTTTGGGCGCAATATTTATTATCGAACTCGGGAATATTAGCAGGGCTCCGAAAAGGATAACATTTTTGGCATGTCTCATCTGGGGAATCCTTGTTGCCATGATTGTTCATATTATCGAACATCATGGTTTTTGAGAACATTGAAAAGGAGGGAGGCATGAATCCCCCTGAAAAGCCCAAGCCGAAATGGACTGCACCCTGTTGCTTCGATGTATTCGCACAATCTACGGAGACCGATATCGCCTGCGCTGCGTACCTGAAAATGGTTCCGGTGGAAACGTGCGGAAGGGACTGTCAGGCATATAAGCCGTGGAAAGGGAACGCATAAGGAGGAACAATGAATAAAAAAAGAATGGTAGTTGTCTCAGACTTTCATAGCGGCCATGAATACGGATTGACGCCGCCGGATTGGTGGTTCAGGGAAGATGCTGAGGCAGAGCGAATCTCTAAGCCTGCCAAGTTTCAGAGGAGACTATGGGAGTTCTATACGAAGACTATAGACTCGCTGAAGCCCATCGATATTCTGGTTGTCAACGGGGATGCAATCGAGGGTAAGGGTGAACGATCCGGAGGTGTCGAATTGATAACGCCGGACAGACATGAACAGGTAAGGATGGCCAGAGAGATCATTGACTATACTCATGCTCCCCTTGTCCGGATCCTCTATGGAACGAGATATCATGTCGGCAAGGAAGAGGACTTTGAATCCACCCTGAAGGATTCGCTACATTGTGAAGACGTGCAGATTCAAGGACACGCGTTTCTTGAGATCAACGGGAACGGCGTGGATATAAAGCATAAGGTTTCCAGCAGTACGGTCCCTCATGGCCGGATGACGGCAATTGCTAGGGCGCATCTCTGGAATGTTGTTTGGAACGCCGAGCATGAACGGCAACCGAAAGCCGATATCATCATTCGGAGTCACGTGCATTATCACCAATATTGCGGCGGATCATCATGGTTGGCGATGACCACTCCGGCTCTTTGTTATAACTCATCCTATGGGATTCGGGAATGCGAAGGTCTGGTGGATATTGGGATGATATGCTTCGATTTCGATGACGAAGGAGGATATATATGGCATCCAGAGATTGCAAATTTCGCGGATTTAAAAGTGCTGTCCGAAGAGATATAGGGGTTTCATGGAGAGAGATCGAGGAGGCGAGAGCCAAAACGGGAAATCTGAACGAGGAGGAAGAGAATGAAGAATTCGAAGGAATTGAATCGGAAGGTTATTCTGAGTGGCATTTCCGACATCATGTTCGACCGGTATCCGGGGGACAACAATACGACCTTGACGCCGGAGAAGAAGATGTATTTTGCGATGGACGAGAAGACATTGATTCTACCGGCGGCGAATTTAATGTCTTTTCTGAGCGCACAAAATACAGACTCTGCACCCAAAAGGTTTCTCGCTAAGCAATATAAGAAAATTGCTTCGGCCATGCTGAGTTATGTATCTATCACGCCATTTGAAATCCCATTTACGGCAGACGGGAAGCCGGTTGTTTTCGGGGGATTCGGGAAGCAATTTTACATTCATAATTCCGTGGCAAGATTGAATAAAGGCGTTCCGAATCCGAAGACTCGTCCGGCACTGAGGTTGCCGTGGGAACTGTCGTTCAATGTGTCGATCTATCCGAATAACGAATTCAGTGAAGACATGTTGAATGATCTTTTCGTTCGGGGCGGCGTGGCAATCGGGCTGGGGACGTTTAGGGGGGTTTTCGGGAAGTTCCGTGTATCGACATGGGAATAATCGCGGCGCGGCTGGGCTAGGCAGGGCAAGGCTTGGCTTGGCTGGGCAGGGCATGGCGCGGCAAGGCCGGGCAAGGCAAGGTGGATTATTACCGCACATATCGTGGCAAGGCGTGGCGCGGCAAGGCGTGGCAAGGCTTGGCGCGGCAAGGCCGGGCAAGGCAAGGCAAGGCGTGGCAAGGCGAGGCAAGGCTAGGTGATTATAAAAAATGCTCTCTCTAAAAACAAAATAGACAAAGATTGTCGAGGTTATGAAAAACTACTCGTCGCCATCGCGCTCCAAGCCGTTCAAGATTATCTCAACGGCCCGTCCAAAGACAATAGGCGAAATTATACAAAAATCAAACAGTATCAACGTGATAAAATTAACAGTCAAAACAAAATCTACGCAAGCGCTAAACGCTATATTTTCGACGGAATATCGGATAACTCTATTTTCGGATTTAGTTCCATCATGAATTATTTCCAGATCGACATACCCCATGCCAGGAAAAAGATACGGTTATCTAATAGTAAACAAACGGCCTTACGTTCTTTGCCCCTTGACAGGAAGTAAGTCAATGCACATAATCAATATATGCAGGGAAAAGATCAAAATCCGGAATCCATCAAAACCTGCGTGCATTGTGGGGGGGAATTCCAACTTAAAAATGGCATCAAGATGAGACGTTCCTATTATTGCGGATATTGCCAAACCATTATGTTCGGCAATCCCGATCTTGCCTGGATACCGAAACTTCGGAGAGCCGAAACAATCCCCCCTGGATTTCACAAGATAGAATGACTAACACACTCCTCCGCGCAGAATTCAATCGCCTATTCGGGCTTCTTTCCGTTTACGCCGACATCAATGATATTAAATTCATTCATGGAAACGAGGGATATTACCGAACTGCCGAACAGCAAAAGGCGTTATTCGATGCCGGTAAATCTAAGTGTGATGGCGTGAAGATTATCAGTCGCCATCAATCCCACCTTGCCCGAGATCTCTATGTCATTAACGGCAAGGCTCAGATTGTTTGGGACGATTCGCCTTATATAATTCTCGGGGCATATTGGAAAAAGCTGGGCGGAACGTGGGGGGGTTATTTCGAGGGATTTAGGGACATTTTTCACTTCGAAATCTAGCAAGACATGGATAAAATCCATATATACGGGTGGGAAACGGCTCTCAAGAACAGGCGATGGGTGGGCCGCCGAGAGCACGGGGGAAGTGCATAATGCCCTATATCGTCTCCGCGCGCAGAGAGAGTTTTCAGGACTTCCTTGAGAAAGTCAAGAACCTGCGCATCGACAGCGCCGGGGAGTTGAACTATCTTGTCACGATGCTCGGTCAAGTCTATCTGACACAGCATGGGATATCGTATCGGGTGTTCAATGAGATCGTCGGTGCTTTTGAATGCGCTAAAATCGAGACATACCGCCGGCAGATAGCCAACATGGAAGATATAAAAAAGCAAGAGAATGGGGATGTTTTTATCCCTGTTCCGGGGGTTGAATGAAAGCCGAAGAAGCGGAAAAAACGCTCGGTCTCGGCCTCTGCTTTAGATGCGAACACCGCGCCGAATTCCTGGAGAATGGGCTCAAGCCGCGTTTCGAGTGCGGCATGGAGAAAACGGCTACCTCGTGTTGTTATTGTTTTATACCGTGCAAGCCCGTTGCCGTTGCGCCCAGCGACGGGGAGAAGCGTCCCATCTTCGGCCCATGGATGATTGCCGGACGGGTGAGGGCGCAAGGACTTGTTGACCATGAACGATTGCGGCTGAAGCTGGTCGATGTCGGCGACGGGGCCGTTACCGCAGTCTGGACAATCAAGCCGAAAGGGAAGAAAAAAGCCAAGTGAAAATAGCTTATATTGCGGGGCCGATGACGCCCCATGGAAATAGACTCGATACGGAGAACGCGGCTATCGAATATCTCCTGAATATTAGGGACATGGTTCAAGTCGCCGTCGGTCTAATCGCCAAGGGTTATGCGCCATATTGTCCCGCCCTAGATTATCAGTATTTCTTATCGCTGACTTATGGCGGCGACACCATAACCGAGGGTGCCATCAAATCTATCAGCATGGCATTCCTTGAGGTTTCCGACATCATCGTCTTGTTGCCCGGATGGGAGGTATCGGAAGGATGCCAAGCCGAATATTCGCGGGCCGTGGAATTAAAAATGCCGTCATTCTATGGGGTCAGGAGCGTACCTGATGCCCACGTTTAAGCCGCCTGTATCCCATTATGATCGCTCCGTAATCGAGCCGATTGATTTCATCGAATCGAGCTTCACGCCCGAGGAATACCGGGGCCATCTCAAGGCTTGCATTATTAAATATATCTCTCGATATCGCTACAAGGGGAAGCCGATTGAGGACTTAACCAAAGCGCAGACCTATTTGCTCTGGCTAATCGAGTTTGAAGGGAATCGACCCGTATCCCAAACAGGGGAGGATAAATGAAGATTGATTTCTCGGTTCCATTGAAGGCACTTAGCGGGGAGGACATCAAGGACGGCAAGGGCGACGCGTTTACGCTCAGGGACGCAGCCGTTGTCGCACTCGATGCCTTATCTGACGATGACCGAAAACTCGATGGTAAAGAGAAATACCGACGGGGAGCGCTGGCATCTCGCATCTACGGCTGCAAGGAACCCGTCATGTTGGACGTGGATGACGCGAAGCTCGTGAAGGACTTGATCGGCAAGATATACGGGCCACGCATTGTCAAGGAAGCCTGGGACCTGCTGGAAGGCAAAGAATAATGGCAATCAGGACTCGAGAGGCTTTTGTCATCACCTTATCGGTCCTGACGGCCGGATTCATATATTCATCCTACCGTCCGGCTCCCTATGCCGAATTTGCCGCCGCCGTCGTCGCCGTCTTCGGTGGATATGGTTACAAACGCCTGATGCAACGCAGGGGCGAATACCAACCAAACGGCAACGGTAATGGTCACGGCAAGGAGATTCCGTCGGATCGGCCAAGCGTCACGATGGTAATGGATAAGCCAATAATTGACGATAGTTATACACGCATAGATAAACCGAGCGGGATAACTGCAGAATGAAAAAAATCCATTGGATTGCCCTTGCGTTGGCAATCGCATTCGGCATCGCAGTCTGTGACGGCTTGCGGATCCGCGATAAGGCGTCCGTAGTCGTCGGGCGTTACCAAGAGGCGGCGGCTATTGCCGAAGCCGATGCCAAAATCAAAGATGCACTAATTGCCAAACAGAACACAATCATTGGGCAAAAGGATAAGGAGATTGCCGAGAAGATCAAGATCATTGGTCAAAAAACCAACGCCATTGGTCAGAAAGATAAGGAGCTGGACAAAATAAGGGGCACATGGCCCAAATTAAGCGCCGATTGCCGGGCCAAGCTTCTTGAACTGGACAATACGTGGGCTCAGAAGTTCAGTCTTTCAGAAGCCATTATTGCGGAGAAAGATAAGGTTATCTCCGCATGGGCCGTAAAGTTCAACGCGCAGGTCGTCATCTCTGAGTCCTGGAAAGCGAAATACGACGCAGAGTGTCGCCTTTTGCAATTGGCAACTCAGGGCTGGAAGGTTGCCGAGCGAAAACTCCGATGGACGCGGGTCATGTCAACCGTTAAGTCCGGCTTAATAGTTGGTACGCTCGGCTATATCGGATATTCAGCCATCAAGGGAAAATGAGATGTCACTATCAGTAGGCGAAGTTACGGCAATCGGGGTCGGTCTCGGCAATATAGCGGCCTGGACAAAGCTCATTTATGACGCCCGGAAGAACGGCAAGAACGGGAACGGCAAGATCTGTCCTCTTCATTCCGGGATTGTTACAGGAATAGAGACGGGAGAAAAACAAAAGGCGGAACTGGCAGAGGAAATTAAAAACCTTCATGCCGAGAACCGCCAGGATCACCAGCAAATCTTTACCGATATTAAGGCACTCTCTGTATCCGTTGCTAGTGCCGCCGCCGCTGCCGCTACCGCCGCCACTGCCGCTATCGAATTTACGAAGAAAAGAAGAGGCAAGGCATGAACATCATCCCCGAGTATTTGAATATAGCTTTTGCCTTTCAGCTCAAGCTCCAGCTCTCGCCGTTGAATATCGGCGCACTGATCGCGCTCGGGTTCTGTCTGGTCGTGGTGTGGCGGTGGGCGAAAGGAAAAACAAGATGAAGGAATCCTTGGATGATAAAATTGGTGAAATCCGATTTTTATTATATGTAATCATGGGGGAATTAGCCATTGTTGCAATGTGCCTTATTGTTAAGTAGGTAAAATGAAAACCGCCTTTGATTCGATAACGCAATTATATCAATTTAAGTCCGGCGAGATGATCTATGTAATTGTTCATTATGAGAAGGGTATGCCTAGAAAGGCCGCCCTTCAAAGTTTGGAATATTCGGCTCGGTCAAGCGCAGAGGAAATATGGACTCAACGATACCCAAATAAACCCTGTCCCCCTGGGCATCTTGAAGGCAGGATCATAAATGGATGTCCGCCATGTCGCCTATTTCCTAAAGGATACATTGCATGACCACCAGGAGGGCCGATGACCCGCCACTTACTGACACTGATCGCGCTCGGGTTCTGTCTGGTCGTGGCGTGGCGGTGGTATAAGAGGCGGAGTTAATGACCTATGATGGGGCTAAGGACGGGAAGCATTATTGGCTAACACCGCTTGATTTGATGGATCAATTAAATCGTGAGTTTCAATTCGATTTTGATCCATGTCCCTATCCGATTCCAGAAGGGTTTGATGGCCTTGCTGTTGAATGGGGAAAATCAAATTATGTAAATCCGCCTTTTAATGGTCCAACTAAATGGGTTCGGAAGGCTCTTGAAGAATACAAAAAGGGCAAAAAGATAGTCTTTGTTTTTCCTATTGACAAATGGATTCATTGGTTCATTGAGGCTGGGGCCGAGATCCGCAATTTGAAAGACGTGAAATGGTGTGCCATTGAGGATGGCCAACCGGGAAAAGGAACCGGACGTCATATTGCCTGCTTTGTCTTGGATCCCAAAAGGCCAAATAGGGAAAAGACATGACCAGGAATTCCGATGAGCCGCCACTTGAAACGACGGTTAAGAAGCCTTGGCGGTTTCTTCGCGCTAGGCATGGGTACGGATGTACTCGTCGTCCTCTGGTATCGCTCGGTCTCAAGCGGCATAGTATTTATGGCGATGTGTGTATCGTTCTTGGTTACACTTGTACCATTTCTGGTAACAGAACGTGGCATCACGGCGGGCAGGCGTGAACTTTTCGTGGCGTATGCGTTCGGGGCATCGGCGGGCACGCTTGTGGGGATGATGGTACGCATTTGATCTATCATGGCGACTGCCTTGACGTGATGCGCGGCATGGAACCGGATAGCGTGGATGCTATCGTTACCGACCCGCCATATGGCCTTGAATTCATGGGGAAGGAATTTGATACGTTCCATGACTTCGATATTCCAGCCGATTTTGGGATGTGGCTTGCCGGGTTCATAGACGGAGAGGGTAATTTTGACATTCATCGCCAGCATAGGCCGAGCGGGGACTATTACTACTGCCGATTTGAGATTAGTCTTCGCGCCGACGACGGCGGTATATTATCCATGCTCAAAGAGCGACTTGGGGGGAAGGTTTATTCTGGAAGTTCAATCCTAAACGGGAAGACGCACCAGAAGCAACGATGGGAGCTTGTCGCCCGCGCTGAATGTGCTCGGTTAGTAGGAGTATTGGACCGTTATCCACTACAAAGCAAAAAGAAAAGGGACTTCATTATTTGGCGCGAGGCATTGGCGGAGTCAATGAAAAACCCTGGGGTCAATCGCCCAGAATTGATGGCTGGGTTTTGGGAGAGATTAAGGGGTCTCCGGGAATATTGCGGGCCAATTACCGAATCGTCGGTTTTCATAAACGCGGCAAACCCACGCGGGTTCGACCACTTCTTTTATCAATGGGCCGTTGAAGCCCTGCGTGTCGCCAAGCCCGGATGCCACCTACTCGCGTTTGGAGGAACGCGGACGAGCCATAGACTCACGTGTGCAATTGAAGATGCGGGTTGGGAAATCCGCGATTGCCTCATGTGGGTTTACGGCTCGGGCTAACTGGCTTCCCTAAAAGTTTAGACGTAAGCAAGGCGATTGACAAGGCGGCGGGGAAGGAAAGAGAAACTATCAGCAAGGTTCGTGCCGGATTTGGCAAGCGCAATGGCGTCAAGGATTCCGATGGTGGCATATTCTTGCATAGTTTACCAGAGGAATTGAAACAGATAAACATCACCGCCCCCGCTACCGACGCGGCGAAACAATGGGCCGGTTGGGGGACTGCCCTTAAGCCCGCCTATGAACCCATCATCATGGCCCGCAAGCCGCTGGATGGCACGGTAGCCGCGAACGTCCAGAAGTGGGGGTGCGGAGCTATCAATATCGACGGGTGCAGGGTTCCAGCTAATGGGGATATGGTCAATGCCCGGAAAGACAAGGGCAACATTCAAGATAAAGGGCGAACTTCCCAAGTATTATCCACTCCGCAAGGGACACCTTGGGATGGGACGCAGGGTCGCTGGCCCGCGAACCTGATCCACGACGGGAGCGACGAGGTGCTGGAACTGTTCCCGAGTCCACATGGGGCAGGTTCAAAATATGATGGTGGAAAATGGGGGAACAAAAGCAATGCTATGTTCCCGCTTCAAAGTGGGGCTAGGTTTGGCGACTCCGGTTCCGCCGCCCGCTTCTTCTACTGCGCTAAGGCAAGCCGGGCCGAGCGCGAGATCGGGTGCGAGGGGATGGAGGAAACTCTTAGGAAAACGATGAGCGGCGGGGATTGCCGGAGTGAAGGGAGAACGGCAAAGCACGGCCATTCGACAATGAGCAACGTCCATCCTTGTGTCAAGCCCCTCGCCCTCATGCGCTACCTCTGCCGACTCGTCACCCCGCCCAACGGCATCATCCTAGACCCGTTCATGGGAAGCGGCACGACCGGCATGGCGGCCAAGATTGAGGGATTCCGATTCATCGGGATTGAGAAAGAGCAAGAATACGTCGATATAGCAGAACGGAGAATCGAGGCGACGGCATGAAAGGCAAAACCTATTTCCTCAGCTTTGTGGAAGAGTGCGTGATGGATCCTGCCTATTTCGAGTACGTAGGCGGGCGCATCGAGGTCTACGAGATAGGCCTCGACGCAGATCAATACGCCATCGAAGAGATCCGGTTCTTTACGAAAAACCTGAGCGCCTATCACAAGTTGCGGGGCCGGTGGGATTTTGAGGACGCGACGGCGAAAGAATTGGAACGGCTGAGAAAGAAGATCACCGCCCTTAACGATAAGGAGAAGGAATGAAGCGCATCGGTCAAATCATCGGGGTTGCCATCGTCGGCATCGGGTGCGTCTGCCTGCTTCCCCTGATCATCTTTATCGTTTTTATCTATACGATTTTTGCCGTCACTAAAGCCATTTTTGTTGCAATTATGGCGGCAACGGCCAATAAACCGGAGATAACCCATTAACAATGACCGTACTTATTAAAGCAAGTGGTCGAATCCTTTAACAGCGAAAGCGCTTATTAAAGAAATCTTATTTACCTACCGGGTCGGGCATTACACCATTAATGGCTCATTAACGGCTCATAATATGGTGTATAAAGGTTGACACTTATTACTAACTGTAGCAGTTTTTGTCCACCCCGCGACAATCTGTCGCGAGAAATGTCGCGGCTCACATAACCTAAACCATGAAAACCACCTTCCCCGCATTAATTAAAAGCATCAGCGTTAAATCGCTCTTGTCCGGCGATAAGGAAGGGGAGATACGGCTGCGCTTCCGACCAAACGACATATTGCTTGACGGATTAAATAGATTACACCGGGCCGACGATGAGGTTTTTATAGTAATTATGGAACACGCGGAGGGAAAATGAATGGCCTATGCGATATGTGTAAAGGACAAGCAACATTTCAGGATTCTCGAGGCGAATTTTGTGATGAGCATTATCGGATCAAGATTGTCCTTTCTGATGCATTTATGACTGCATGGTTAATAAAAAACAGCGAAAAACAGCAGCATGTCCAAAGGAAAACCGTTTAAACCCAATCAATGCCCGAATCCCAGTGGGCGTCCGAAGGGGTCTGTCAATAAGTTCACGACCCTGAAGGCTGCGTTCCTCAATGTCTTTGAGCGCATGGGCGGAGAAGATGCCCTTCTCGCATGGGCCAAAGCATCAAATCACAACACGGCGGCCTTTTATCAATGGATCACGAAGATCCTGCCTGCCGACATCAATCTTGGCAATACCCCCGATGCCGACGGCAAGGCTCAGGCGCTTCTCATCCGCGTCATTCACACGAAGGACGGCGATGGCGGCGGGAACGGCGACGGCGCTAAATGAACGAGATCGTCTTCGATCTGTCCATCTCAGATAGTTTTTTTCCACTCCTCGAAGAGAAGGCCCGTTATCTCGTCCTGTGCGGCGGGGCAGGATCGGGCAAGTCTGAATTTGCCGCACGGAAACTCTATTACCGCTCCAAAAAAGAGGGCGGGCATCGCTTCCTAATTCTGCGCAAGGTCCGTTCCCGAGTCCGTGAGTCGGTTCTCGAAGTCAGCAAGAATCTGCTCGATACTATAGGCGAGACTTATGACTTCAACAAGACCGAGCGCACGATTTCTTTTCTGGCTCCGAACGGCAGGCGAAACGAATGGCTGTTCGATGGGCTGGACGACCCTGACAAGATTAAGTCCATCAAGGGCGTCACCGGCATTTGGATGGAAGAGACGACCGAGTTCACGAAGGACGACTTCACGCAGATCGATCTTCGGCTCCGTGAGACATGCCCATCCTACCACCAGATTATACTCTCATTCAATCCCGACGAGGCGGCGGCCCCCTGGCTCAAGGAACGATTTTTCGATCACAAGGATCCCGATGCCTTTGTCCATGAGTCAACGGTCGATGATAACCCGATAGCCGAAATCCGTGAGGCATACCGCATTCGCCTCGATATGCTGGACGATCCGACCTATTCGGCTATCTACCGATTCGGCCAATGGGCGCTGGCAAAGGGTGTCATCTTCAACTGGGATGTTGTAGATCGGCCGGAAGGAACGTTCTATGACGAGACCTTCTATGGCTTGGATTTCGGCTTCTCTGTCGATCCCGCAGCGCTTGTCTGCGCCTATCGAAAGGCCGACGAATTCTGGCTTGAGGAACTTCTTTATGCTCGGAACCTCACGAACCAAGAACTCGCCTCGGTCATGAAAGGCAAGGGCATCAATCGGACAGATGAAGTTTATGCCGACTCCGCCGAGCCCAAGTCGATTGAAGAGTTGTGCCGGGCCGGGCTAAACGTCAAACCCTGTGCCAAGGGTCCGGATAGCGTGAGGGCCGGGATTGATTACTTGAAGAACCTCAAAATCCATATTATTGGCGATTCACCTAATCTTGTAGATGAACGACGGCGATATAAATATAAAACCGACAAGGCGGGAAACTCACTGGCCGTACCTGCCGAAATCATGGACCACCTCATGAGCGCCGTCCGCTATGCGATCCACACGCATTGTGCGGGTCGGATCGAGCGCCACTTTCATTTCATCTGAGGACTATAAACCGATGGATAAAATAGAACGCTTTGCCTTGAAGGTCGGGCGGCTCCGGCGAATGCTGAAAGGCGGGAACGCGCCCGTCGGCGATCCGTCCGCATGGATGGACTCTCGGTACTGGGGCGAGGGCGTTATGCGTGGCAAGAAGCCTACCAGCAAGATGGATGCCATTGATAACTTTACGTCCTGGGTCTATATCTGCACGTCGCTTAACGCTCAGTCCTGCGCCGCCGTGCCGCTTGAACTCTATGCCCGCGTGCCCGAGGGCGGGAAATCCTGGCGGTCGATCAAGACGGCGAAGGTCGATAGGCGCACCAAGGCAAGGCTTGGTCCCAAGTGGAGGACCAAATCGGAGGATGTCGAAGAGGTCACGGAACACGCCTTCCTTGACCTCATGGAGAACGTCAATCCATTTATGAATCGGTCAGACCTCATGGAACTGACGATCATGTTCCTGGACCTCATGGGTGAGGCTTACTGGTATATCATCAAGGGCAAACTCAGCCAACCGGTTGAACTTTGGCCTATCCCCAGCCAATATATATCGTCCATCCCCGGAAAGACATTTAAGGACTTCATCACGGGTTATCGCTATGAGCGCGGGGCTGTCAGATTCGATGTTCCCATTGAGGATATCGTCGCATTCTCTTTCCCGAATCCAGCCAGCCAGTATCGCGGTAT